CATCCTTAGAGAGCGCCGCAAAGGGCGCGGGTTAATTAGTTAATTACGCGAGATAACATGCGATTTTCGTTACCCTGAAACACCCACAACCATTCATTCATCAAACCATCATAAAAATAAAAATAATTTGAGGCTTTTGACATGCTTTCACTAGGTTCTTTACAAATACCTATTGAACGATAAACACCATCACGGCTATTCACCTCACCAAGTTTGAACACTCCACCATAAAACACTATCAAATCGCCTTCTTTCATTTGCGTGGCGTTAATTTGCTCAGTTTTTAATTTTAAAGCTTCCATTTTCACCATCCTTTTCAGTCAGCCACAGCAACGCGCTGTGTTAAGTGACACTCTACTCTTGCTATTTGATTATTGCAAGTCTTTTTTCATGTTAAATCAAAAGATAATTCGTCCAATCCTGCTGTCTTTTTCAAACCAGCGACAATCATTTAGCAGTTGTCCTGCTCTCACCATTCTGCATTTTTTATCTATTTCGCCTGTTACTAGATTTTTCATTTCTTCATGAGCGCACAGTGCATTTTCATAATCTACTTTTACATATCTCTTAGTGAATATGATGAAGTGGCGCTCTTTTACGTCTAGTATCTTTGGCACACAGTGTTCGCAGTCTTTGCAGTAGTTAGTCATTTTTATCCTTTAACGGATTGCACTTTGTCACTTCTTGCTCATACGGCTTTAATTTAAGTCGCAACCTGTCTATTTCTTTGTTTTTTTCAAATAACTGATTGATAAACTCAGTTCGCATTTTTTCTGTTAAAACGATATTTGTGTCTAATTCAAATCGTGTCGAACCCAATTCATTCGTTAAAAAATTTATTCGTTCTTTATAATTTTTGCTTACTCTTTCAATCGCCTCGTCCAGCAATTTGACGCGATCTTCAGCGCTGATTTCAAATTTTGATTTTTGTCTTTTAAATAGTCCGAACATTTATTCCCTTTTAACTTAATCTAACAGTCCCAAGTATCTTTGCGCCCAACTCATAACGCCGGAACACTAGTTGGACACAATCGTTAATGTCAGCATCGCTCACAGCGCCATCGGCGTATAGTCTTTTTAATAGTTTCATCACATAAATAGCGGCTGGCCTTGGTTCGTCCTCAAAAAATGAAACGTCAATGTTTTTTAATCTCGACAATTGAAAGTAAACATCAGCAATAGCATCAGTCACCATGTTGCCCTTCAGCGTTGGGTAATCTGTCAGCAACATCATGTGACGGTCGAATACTTTTAAGCAAATTAAGTCGTGTAATGTCATTTCGTTCTCAGTATTAATTTTTGAATAGTTAATAAATTTACTCGGTCGTTCTTTTTGTAAAGATGGATCACCCGCACCCTGCGCTGTTCGTCTTTAATCTCTTTCTTGCCCACCAGCAGTTCATTTTGCATTGCCATCCTGACCAATATCCTGCACACGGCGCGGTACGGCAAGTTGGTTTCATTTGATATTTGCAAAGCGGTTTTAAACTCATGCCCCAGTGCATTTCTCACTTTGATGCGATTAAGTCGATTTAAACTGTACTGATTCAAATCGCTTTCATCTAAAACTTCCACAAAGCAAATGGCAATCATTTGGTCATCGCCCAAGCAATATCAAAATGCCAACAGGCCACAAAAATATGCATAAAAAAGAAAAAAACACATGCGCACATTTTCTAAATTTATTCTGCACCGATACAGGCTTATTCCTTAAGTCATCATCTTCATCAATAACTTCACTAATTAATCTGTCTATGTCGATCCAGTTTATGAGCGTTGCGTAAATTAAAATCCCAATTGTTAAGTAATAAATCATCATCTAAGTCCAATCAAATCAGCCGCTTTCGCAAAAGCTTTGTTCGGCATCATTTTGTTGATGTTGATTTCGCCCATTTTTAGAAGCGTGCATACCAGCTCAACATCTAAGATGTTGGGGATTTCTGAACCAAAATAATAATTTCCTGCGCGGGTTTCGCTTGATGCAATCAACTTCACATATTTCGGCGTTGCCAGTTTCTTTAACAATTCAACTTGTAAATACTTTTCCGGCAAATCGTTTGCGTACATTGGCTTGGCTTTGAATGTTTCATCAAAGAATCGATTGATTTCAGTTGCCGTTGTCACTGTAAGCCCGTTGTAGTCTGCTTCCAGTTCATCACCTTCAATCAACTCAACCAAGTCAGTGATTTCTTTTTCGTGTACCAGCCATAAAACTTTAAGAGATTCAAGTGTTCTGTCGTAAGTCAATCTAATTGGCATGTTTTCCCCTATTAAAAATCGGCGTTCTCTTGATTAGTCGACCAATAAAAATGCGTGAAGCGGTCTTATTTAGCATCAAAAGCATTGTGTTTCCCACGCTATTAATTTGCCACAATTCGCAAAGTGTTCGCGCCCGCCGATGGGAACTTCAAGGTGCTTCACTGTTGTTCTATGCGAGGGAAGAACCCATATAAGTTGCCGGACGTTTCTTTTTCGCTTCTTTACGCAAAAACTCTGCTTGCGCTTTCTTTTCCACCAGCAACGATCTATCCATCAGAAATATTCTAGCGCCCTCAATCGTTGGCTTGCCTGCCCTCGCCTTTAATGCCTTTTCACGCGATTCTTTTGAAAGCTTTTCAAAGTCGTAATTAAACAATTCGACATATTCGTCAAAACTTATTTTTTCTTTGAGAGCAAAAAAAATGTGCGCCAAGTCACCATCGTTTTTTTCCTGCCCAATCAAGCCAATTTCCATCAGTTTGTCTAACCTGTGTTTGACACCGCCAACGGTTAAGCCTGTCATTTTTGCAAGCTCAACCCGCGTATATTCTTTGCCTTGGAAAACGTCTAAAAAGTCCATGAACTTTTGAAAGTTTTTACGGTAATAATCTTCCATTTTTTTTGTGTCAGTTTTTTTTGTGGTCATGCAACTTTCCTTTCTTCTTCAGTTTTTGCTTGTTTAAGTTTTTCTCTGTAATGCCGTTTAATCTCGATTAGTTCTTCTTTTGTCCACTTGTGTGTTTCATTATTTGTTTCAATCGCTCTCACTCGCTCAATACCTATTCGCTTAATCATGCCCTCGCGCATGCCTTGAACGTTGCCGCTTAAGTAGGTGTTGCAATACTTGCGCTGTCCAAAGGCGTTATCCTCATTGAATCTCAAATGCCCTGCCGCACCACGGCTTCTATAATGCCCACAATCAAAATCACCGCCTGTTGCAAACTCGCCTAGTGGCTTCTCACAGCAAATGCAAAGGCTGTTTCTATCGCGGTATCTAATCCAAGCGTTAAAAGCCGTCTGCGCTTCTTTAATTAGTTCCGGTATGGTTTTCAAAGCCATTCTTTTTTCGCGGGTTTCGCTTCGTTCTTTCTTTGCTACGTATGCTTCACGTTTGGCTTTCAGCACGTTCGCATGAGCAATTGCACAGGCAATTGAGCAAACGCTTTGCGTCATGCTGGTCTTTTGAAATACTTCGCCGCAAGATTTGCATTTGCGCTTGCCTAGTTTTTTTGTGGTCATCTATTTCTAACCCCTGTGTACTCAGTAGCTTTGATCTTTTCAACCAAGTAAGCAATGCGCCACATTCTGTCCATTTTTATTGATTCGATTTCAGTTACTTTTCGCCAGTGGCAAAGCCCTGAAAGCGCAATTGATTTTGTTATTTGGTCAATGGTTGGGTTGTCGTTGCCGAAATAAGAAAATAAATGCGTTTTTGTTATGTCGTGCAAAATATTCACGCTCGGAATCGGGCAAGTTACAAACAAAATTCCACGGTCAATCAATAAAAAAATGTCAGGGAAAAATCTTGTCGGGAATCCATAAGGGTCTAAATCAACAACATCAAATTTTTTATTGTCTGCAATCAGTCGGTGATATTCTTTGAATGAATCGCCCGTTCCAAGCTTTTTGTCGAAAGCCGTCACATCACCATATTCAGCATAAACATTTGTTAAAAAACCATCACCAGCAAACAGTTCTAAAATTTTTGGTTTTCTAATTTCTTCATACTCAAAATCATTAAGCACACGTTTGATTTGTGCAGATTTTTCTACAGGATGATTTATTGAAGCCTCGCTTCTTTTCTGTTTCCCGCGCACAACATCATGACGAATTGCTCTGTAAGATTTCGCAACAACTTCATCACCAAATAAATTTTGCGAAACAATCATGCCGCCGCCTTTATTAACTCAGAAATTTCTTCAGTTACACGATACGATTCAAGTTCCTGCTTGATGATTTCTTTTTCCAACTTAGTCGCTAATGTGCGGTAAATTTTCCGTTGTCGATCAATCACAATTTGAGCATCGTCTAAATCTTTATCGCCAATTAACAAACCATAAGCCAATTTGTTTTTAAGCATTTCCAAGCCAGTGTCGGCGTATTCGATGTTTGCTCTTTGTGCGATTGCTTTCCAAAGCTTCATCCACTTGGTGAGTTCTTTTACAAGTGAGATTTCTTCACCAAGCTCGTTTTTATAGACATAGCCAACACCATGCCGATAATCCAATCTGCCGATATTTTTAATGGTCTGAATTAATCTATCGATTGTTACGAAAGAATCATGCTCACAAATAAATGCTTTCAATACAACGCCCAAGTCAACATAATCAGATTTAGCTTTTGGCTGATACTTCTTATTTCTCTTTTTCATTGCACTACCTTGCCGAATTATCCAAAGCACGATTGTTCGCTTGTTGTGTGCGCCAAATTTCAACCTTCAATCGTGCTGATTCAATCTGCCAGCGGAGCGCTTCTTCAACTTCAACCGCCTCGCGCAAGCCGTTTAGCACTTCCAAATATTCTTCATGAGCATAGGCATACGCTTCTCGATCACCAATCGTTCCGCTTGATGGTTTTTGGTAAAGGATCGCCTTTTTGCTTTTTTTAAATTCTTCAAGGTAAACACGAGTCGCTTTGGCTTCGGCGTACCTTGGAGCGTTTTCGTAAATAAACTCAATTGCTTTTTGTGGGTTAATTTGATCCATAACGCTTACCATTCAGGAACATCAATTTTGTTGTCATCTACAAAAATCATGCAAACAACTATTGGAAACGCCTTCATTACGCAGTAAATTGTTTTAACTATTTCCATTTTGCCGTGCCTTTACATTTGCAATAATCGCCGCTTCAAGGTTCATTCTTAGTTCGTGTTCTTTTTGATATTTACCGTTTAGCAACCAAACACAAACAAACAAGCACCCAACAATAAAATCCTTTCTTTCCCAGCTACCGAAAAAAATTCCATCTCTGAAAAATGTAAAAAAAGCCAACAACCCTAACGCAAAACAAACTAACCAAACGTATTTTTCAAATAAATTTCTAACCATTTTTAACCCCTTTGCTCGTTAAATTTTCTAGTCACAACTTCTTTCAACTGCTCAACATCAAACCCACTTTTTTCGATCATTTGAAGCCGAACTCTCTTATCGTTAATGCTTAAAATTAACCTTGCTCGGCATTCGATACATTCGCGGTATGATGTCGCGCCACCTTTGCACCAATGTTTTTTCATGATTTCCTCGGCACATATCCGGCTGGATAAGGCTTGTTTGCTTTAATTTGCCAGTTGTCAAAACCGTTACCACGCATCTTCCGGCGAATCGTTGCACACTGTGAAAGTGATAGTGGTTTCGGCAACTTGTAATGCCCTTCTTTTTCCAATCGCACCAAGCGAGGTGTATCAACGTGCAATTTGCGCTTTAGCTCTGCACGCGATGCATTTTTGTTTTGAGCTAGGTAATTAACAACCAAGTCAATGACTTCTTTATCTGTTTTCGGCTTACTCATTTTTGGCCTTTATAATAAATATCCTAAACTTTTCATAAAATCCACGGGATGTTTTGCGTGTTTTCTTTGGTTACAACTTGGGCATAAAAGCTGTATATTTTCATCTGTATTTTTCCCACCTTTTGCAAGAGGCATAATGTGATCTAAATGGTATTTTTTTAATATTTCTCGGCAACAAGCGCATTTGTTTTTTTGTAGTTTGATTAACTTTGTTAAAAAATCTTTTGAAAGCATTTCATTTTGACCATAAATCAATGCCCTTCTTTTTTGTCTATAAACCCTAACAATTTCCTTGTTTTCTTTTCTCCAGTTTGCAACCTTCTTAATAATTTCATTTTTGTTTTTTTTGTAATACAGACTATTGGTAAGTGAAATTTTTTCCTTTGTTTTTTCTTTATGATTTTTTATTTTTTCTTTATTTTTCTCTCTATATTTTTTTTGTTTTTCACAAATACTTTCTTTAAAATTTTCGTTATATTCTTTATTTTTTTGTTTAATTTTTTCCAAATTTTTAAGAGCGTATTTTTTATTTATTTCACGAATTTTTATTCTGTTTTCATCCCTGTACTTTTGCTTTGAAAGCTTTAAAGCAATAGGATTTTTTTCTGCCCATCTCTTTTTATTCAAATTAAGTTTTTCTTTGTTTTCATGTTGATATAAGGCCATACATTTTTTGCATGTTTTTCTATAACCAATGCCTTTTGGATTTTTATAAAATTCTGATTCATCCTTTTCAGATTCACACTTTTTGCAAAAAATCATTACTCAATACCTTTACCTTGATAGAAATTGCAATCATCTCCAGCTCGCCAAAAATCTTTCCATATAACTCTGTACCCGCCTTCTAAATAACGCTTACATTGATCCCTATAGCCACAAACCTTCGTTCCGTCCGGCGATTGCCCTTTGCAAAATTCGTATGTACTAAGTGATTTTGGTAGGTCTTTCATACTGTGACTTCTTCCTTAATTTCTAACGCTTCTTTTGCAAAACGCACGGCTATTTCGGGATAGTTTTTCGGCGTTTCTAAAATCTTCCTAGCCCATGCTCTGTAATCTGTTTTAGGTTGAATTGATTTAGCAACGTAGGTGTTTAGTTTTTCCATGTTGGCTTTATTCGCATCATGATCAATCGGCTTTGGTAAAGCTTTGTAGTCAATCGGTTGATGTTGTACTTTGCATTGCATGACAAAATCATCAAGACTTGGCGTATTTTCATAAACGTGGTCTAGGGCGTTTTTTAATCGCTCTTTGCTCATGCCACCTAATCGTGAAGCCCATACGCGCTTTGCGTTTTCAATGCCCTTGTCTTTCCCGTCATCGGTTGTTTCGCCAATGCGGAATTTATTTAAAAACGTATTGCCAAAACGACCATGCATGTGCATGAAAATGTAATCGATTGTTTTAGCTTGCAATGGCTCTTGGTTCATCTTCCACCTCAACGAGTTTTAAATTTGGTTGCAAATGTTGCGTGTTTTCTTCCGTGAAAATTGATTTCGCGGCGGCGTTAATGCCTTGTTCGTAAGTTGATTTTGATTTACTGCTAGGAATGTTTTTCGTTACATACTCTGCTTTAAACCCAGCCCATGAGTTTTCACAGCAATGCTGTACTGCTTGCAAAAATGTGATGTTGGCTTTTTCGGCTTCTCGCTTAGTTGCTGAAATAACTGACTCAGTAATGACCATCCGCTTGGCTTTTCTGATCTTCATCCAATCGTCAATCAAGCCATCAGGTAAACTTTCAGCCTCAAGCAAAGCGCGAGGCGTAATGTTTTTAATATGGTTATTGTTTCTTGTTTCTTGTTTCTTGTTTGGTTCAACGGTTGTTGAACGCTCGTTCAACGGTTGTTCTCCACCACTAAGTTGTTGTTTTATTTTACTTTTTCTTGCTTCTGCACTAGCTTTACCAGCCCTTGATGCCTTCTCAAGCTTGTTGTTGTATTCCTCAATTTCACTCATTGCACGGACGTTGTGCCACCCATGTTCACCCTTTGTGAAAAACTCGTTCAACACCTGTTCAACATCCGTTAAACATTCGTTCAACAGCAATATTCGCGCTATTTGTCTGATGTCTAGCGGCAGTGGTTTTTCGTGCAAATAAATCCAATCCAACATCCGGCGATAGCAAATATCCTCAGTCAAGGATAAGTGGCGCGTGTGGCTTTGGTAATCTGCAATGTTGAATTGGTAATAGTGCATTTAAGCCGCCTTATCCATTTCCTTGGCTAACGAATATCTCTTTACATGGCATTTCTCGCCGAATCTGTTTGTTACGGCAACCCACTCACTAACGATGATGTAACCATCTTGCTTCAGTTCAAAGATGCGAGTTCCAAGCTGAGTTATCCCTAGCTTGCTGTAAGCCTGTAAACTTGTTATAGAACCGCCGTCCATGAAATGCTTTAAAAGGCGCTCTGTTTGAGATAGCTTCATAACTGTTCCTTAACCAATTTTGCTAACATAGAAACAAAGTTGTGCAACTCTTGTGTTGAATCGTGTGTAGATTCCGCACGTTGGTTTTGCAATAATTCTTCTTGTGCAATGCGCCTACGATCATCATTTACCAACCGCCGCAAATACGCGCTTTGAGAAACGCCTTGGCGCTTTGCTTCATCGCGCACAAAAATATATTCATCAGCCAAAACCATGGCAACTAATCGAACGTCATGGTTATCTTTCGGCTGAAGCAAGGCTTCAATCGGATGAATTTTTGTCATTTAAAACCCTTTTTAAGCGGCATCTTTCTGCAAAAGTTCAGGCCAAATTGTTTGCCATTCATCGGGAAACAATTCTTGTCGCGTCACTAATCCATTGGTGTGCTTTTCAATTAGCGCACCATACTTATGAGGAATAGGTCGTGTTTTATTTGCCCACATTGAAATATCAGGTGGATAAACACCAACATCGGATGCCAAGCGAATGGCATTACCTCTTCCATGATTTATATATTCTAAAAGTGTCATGAGCGTTAATTTAGCATGGCGCTAATGGAAATGCAATAGCATTGCGCGAATTTACTTTTTAGCAGAACGCTATACATTGGCAATATGAAAACTATTGATGAAATTCGCCGCGATAACTTAAGTAGCCTTATTAATCAGGCAGGATCATTAGCATCTTTTTCTGAAAGAATTGAAAAAAACCCATCCCAAGTTAGTCAGTGGAAAAACGCTTCTTTAGATTCAAAGACAGGTAAAAAAAGAGTGATGAGCAATTACATTGCTCGTGAATTGGAGCATAAACTTAATCTTGGTACCGGATGGATGGACACGCCACATGATGAAAATAATGGAGAATTAGAACAAGAAGCTGAACAACTTTATTTATTGGATGAATTAACAAATGAAGAAAACAGTTTAAAAATTGCTGGCGTTAAAATTAACTCACGAGAAAAAATGCTTTTTGAAATGTTTATAGAACTTTCTGAAAATAGTAAAAATTTTGTAGAAATGTTTATCAACAAAATACATAACTATGAATACCCAAAACCAAGCAAAACCAACCCTGCACCAAAAGCAAAGAAGAAAGAAAAAGAAAAAATTAGATTGGACTAAGTTCTCTGAAACAGCAAAGCCAATTAATTAATTAGAAGTTTCAAAACAACCGCCATTCGGCGGTTTTTTTTCGTCCTTAAATCCTAAGTTTTCAATGATTATAAAAATGAATAAAATATTTTAGCGCCATGCTATTGACATTAATTTAGCGTGGCGCTAAAGTTACACATCCCGCAAATTTATGCGGCATTAAAAAGGTGAATAAATATGTTTAATTTATTTGAACAACAAGCCAAGGCAATTGAGTCAGTTAAACAACTGACTGAAACACCTAAAAAGCGCAAACAAGTAACTTGTTACTGTGAAGCGTATTCACACCCACACCGTATGCACGGCGGTCAATGTAACGGCTACCAACCAAAAGAAACTGGCTACACCAGCTTGGAAACATTGGAAAAAATGTCAGGCATGACAGCAAAGGATTTCAAATGAAGTTCAGAGGAAAGGAGTTGGCTTGTCACATCGACTATGTGACAAATGGTAAAGACAGCCAATATGGGATTGATG